CCCTTGACTGTGCGTTCTGCTTGTCGTGGTGGTTGGGCTTGTCCTTTTTCTTGTACACATACGGTTGGGTGGGGATACTTTATGCATCCATTGCCACCGTGATTGTCGCACTATTAGAAACTAAACTATGACACCACAAGACAAAGCGAAAGAATTGGTTGACAAATTCACCGTAGTTGGATTGCAACAAAGAAACGAAGGGATTCAATGTGCATTGATTATGTGCGATGAGTTGTTATGCAATTCAACATTTTTAATCAGTACAGGCGAATCATATTTTTGGAATGAAGTAAAAAAAGAAATAGAAAAACTATGAGCAACATTGAATTCATACTATCACTCCAACCGTTGTACGACAACTGGAAGAAAACACAAGTATTTGCACCATCACCAGAACAAGGGGCAATCCTAAACAATGTCCACCGTGAAATCTTCGGAAGGAACTTGCCGAATTGCAGTACCTGTGTAACTGAAGCATTGCACTCACTTTTGATATGGGCAAACCAACAACAAGAAGCCATCACCAAAGCACAACTTGCTGACGATGAGCAGAAACCAAAGAGGAGAAGAAAGAATGAGCAATGAAGAAACACACAATGACATACCTAAACCATTTTGGATATGACATAAGTGACTTCATCCCTTGTGAGGTATGTGGCAAAACTGCCGTTGACATTCATCACATTGAAGCGAGAGGAATCGGAGGAAGTAAGGAAGCCGATGTGATTGAGAATTTACAAGCATTGTGCAGAGAATGTCACATCAAATATGGTGACAAGAAACAATACAAGGACTTCTTGAAAGAGAAGCACCAAGAGAAATTCAATAAACTATGATACAGAAGATAAAGGTCAGCGAGATAAGACCGAATCCAAACAATCCAAGAGTAATCAAGGATGACAAATTTAAGAAGTTGTTGCAGTCAATCACGGACTTTCCACAGATGTTGGAACTGCGACCTATTGTTGTCAATGATGATATGATTGCATTGGGTGGGAATATGCGATTGAAGGCATTGGAACACTTGGGAATTGAAGAAACATACATAATCAAGGCAAAGGACCTGACCGATAAGCAAGAGCAAGAGTTCATCATCAAAGATAATGTTGGCTACGGTGAATGGAACTGGGATCAACTTGCAAACGAATGGGATGTTGAGGATTTGGATGAATGGGGATTGGACTTGCCTTTGGACTTTGTGAAAGAACTGGAAGCGGAGGAGGATGACTTTGCGATTCCTGAAGGTGGAATTGAAACGGATATTGTGTTGGGCGATTTATTTGAGATAGGTGAACACCGATTGTTATGTGGGGATTCCACAGATAGTGATGCGGTTGCACGATTAATGGATGGGCAGAAAATTGGAATAATTGTAACCGACCCCCCTTATGGAATTGGGATTGATGGACAAAAAGAATCAAAATCGAAAAACCCAAAACACAATAGAAAACATCACGAAAATTTGGGGTGGGATTCGGAAAGACCCGCAACAGAATTATTTGGATATTTATTGGCACAAGATGTTCCGACATTAATTTGGGGTGGCAATTATTTTGCTGATTTATTACCCGCATCCCGTGGATGGTTATATTGGAGTAAAGGTCAAAGCGGTTTAACAATGAGTGACGGAGAATTGGCATGGACAAACAAGGACAAAGTTTTAAGAGAATTTACAGTAAATCGTGGGCAATTACACGGAAGCGTTCACCCTACACAAAAGCCAGTTAAAGTCATATCCGAATCAATTAAGTATTTAGAAAGTGAAGGCATTATTTTTGATTGCTTTATGGGAAGCGGAACAACAATGGTGGCCGCAAATGAATTTAATAGAATATGTTACGGGATTGAAATGCAACCCAAGTATTGCCAAGTTATTATTGACAGAATGAAGAAACTTGACCCGACTTTGGTAATCAAGCGTAACGGCAAAACAGAACAATAACAGAATGAGCAAGGAACATTTGATACCGTTCAAAAAAGGTGAAAGCGGAAATCCTGATGGCAGACCAAAGAAAGTGGAAACCATTTTGAAGGAGGTGTTCTTGGCTGAGTACAATGTCAAGTTATCAAGTGGTCAAACAAACGACATCATTCAATCCATATTGAGCAAAAGCCGATCAGAGTTAATTGAACTTGCCAAGAACGATGAACTGCCTTTTTGGATAGCGATGATTGCAAAGAAAGCGACACGGGATTATGAACGAGGAAGCATCCATCTGCTTGAGCTATTGTTTGACCGGGTATATGGCAAACCAAAAGAAACGATTGACCAAACAATAGAATCAAAGAATTTTACTATAACACTTAATTTAGATGAGAGCAAACTGGAGAGATGAAAACATCCTACCACCTGAAGATGAACGACTTTGTGTGGTGAGTGATATACAAGAGATTAAACACCTTGCCCGTTACATTGACGGATATTGGATTGATGAATTCACGGGAAACTTTGTGGAGATGTCGTACTGGATGCCTATCCCATTATTACCAAACGAATGAAACTGCTAATACTAACTGACGGAATGAATGGTGTAGTTTACCACCGACTATTCACGCCACACCTACGGATGCAACTTGACGGACAAGCGGATGTCAGCGTTTGCCAATCACCTGAAGAATGGCTCACACTTGACTACACGCAATTTGATGTGATTGTCTTCTCACGATGGCTTGGTGCAAAGCATTATGATGTGTTGAAGAAGATTGCTGATTCAGGCACTCCCTATGTTGTGGACATTGATGACTATTGGGTTCTCCCAAAATACAACCCGGCATATTGGGCATATCGCAAAGGAATCAAACAAGGCGTGAAGGATGCCATCAATTACGCTGATGCGGTGATCACCACAACTCCAGCACTTGCCAAAGAGATTCGGCAAATCAACGAAAATGTGACTGTTGTTTCCAACTGCCTTGACCTAACCCACAAACAATGGGAAGGCGAACCACTACCAAGAACCGACAAAGTCAAAGTCGGATGGGTTGGTGGAGTTACACACGAGGAGGACTTGAAGCTCATTGCTGAGGAGATCAAAGGAATGGATATTGAGTTCTACATCTGCGGTTATACACCAGGAGAGATTTGGAATCGCATTGCTAAGAGTATGCCTGATGCTAAGATTGTTGAAGGCACAACCGTCTTTGAATACGGTGAGGTGTACAAGCACTTTGACATCGTGGTTGCACCCTTGCAAAATACCAAGTTCAACAACTGCAAATCTGAGCTGAAGATACTGGAAGCGAGTGCCTACAAAAAGCCAATCATTTGTTCTGCGGTATTGCCATACCTGTATCACACCGCAAACGATGGGGTGCTATTTCTTCCACGCAACCAATGGAGATCAGGCATTCAGAAACTGATTGATGCCGGTCACGGAGTTCGTCAGTCAATGGGTCAAAGCAACTACGAGTATTGCAAAAAGCATCACAACCTTGAACTCCACAACCTAACCCGATTGCAGTTATACAAATCGTTGTGCAAATAAACTACACACGACCATATCTAACCAACTACCAAAAGGACATCCTTGATTGCGATGCCCGTTTCACTATTACGGCTGCATCAACCAAGACCGGCAAAACGGCATCACATATTATTTGGCTCTTTGAACAAGCACTCCAGTGCAAAGATGGTCAGTCGGTGTGGTGGGTTGCTCCAGTATACCAACAAGCGGAGATTGCATTCCGAAGGATGAAGAACCAAGTCACGGACAAGAACTTCTTCATCAGCAACGAAACCAAACTATTGTTGACCTTACCAACGGGATCACGGATTGAGTTTAAGTCAGGGGAGAAACCCGACAACTTGTATGGAGATGATGTGTACGCTGCGGTGATTGATGAGGCATCAAGGATGCGTGAGGAATCGTGGTATGCACTTCGTTCAACGCTGACTGCTACACAAGGCAAATGCAAACTGATTGGGAATGTCAAAGGCAAAAAGAACTGGTTCTATAAATTAGGTGAACGAGCAAGGCAAGGAGAAGCCGAATACAAGTATTTCAAAATAACGGCATACGATGCGGCAAGGGAAGGCATCATCTCGGAGAAAGAGATTGAACAAGCAAAGCGAGATCTACCTG